GTGAAAATTCATCAAGTGACGCCGTCTCGATATGGATTGAACCGTCACAGATAGCACTGATCTTCTCAAGTGCAAGTAGTGGATGCTTCAGGTGGTATATCGTACCGAAGAAGAACACCACATCAAACCGTCCAAGCGTTTCTTCATCGATGTCATACACCGACATCTCGATTCGCTTGCATTCGTCACCATATCCTAACGCCTCTTTACAAAGGTCGAAGGTTTCCCACTTAGGCCGCCTGTCCACGGCAAAGTTAGATAGGTTGTCTGAGAAGTCGTCAATCGCAACGACCTCTTTAGCCCCACGCTTCAACGCTTCAAATGACCAATACCCATCCCACGCGCCAATATCCAAAACCCTTTTGCCTGTCAAGTCGGCGGGTATCGAATACCTCTCGGCGTCTATCGGGGAATAGCCCGGCGTCACGCCACATGGCAACTCTATCTTGTGATACCAATACGGAATCTGGTCTACTCGTTCTTTTAGCCCTTCGCTCATCTTTCAGCCTTTCATCTTTATAAAATTCTCCCGAAGTGCCCGGCGTTATACCGGACACTCGGAAGAAAGGATTTACGCATTAGCAACCAAACGATTACCTGCTACGGTAATTGCCGGGGTCCTAGTGGTGTCTACGCCATCTGCGGCACGCGAAAGACGCGCAACACAAGCAACGCCAACTGTTTGAAGGGTAGGTGCAAAGTTGATACCGAGGTATCTCTTGCGACCCTTAAGGTCAACATTAAAGCGATAGACATTCTGCTTTGTCGAACTCAACGCTGGAAGGACAAAGCCCGCCGACGTGCTAACAGCAGCAGCACCAACAAGTGCGGTGACAGGGCTACCATCAGCGTATGCCGTGGGTGCGGTGTCATCTTCGCAAAGTTGAAGTGTGGTAACTGCCGTTGAAGCAGCGGCACCCGTTCCTGCGATAAGATCTATCTCGCAGAAATCGAATCCCAGCGTGTCAACTGTGCCAAACACAGTAGCCGCACTGGTCATTGTAACGCCCCCAAACATGGGGATTGATTTACTCTGAATATTACTCATTGTAATCTCCTTTATAAGATTCTAGATTAAGTTGTACCCTGGAGACCAACAACCGGACCACGCACGCCTGTAGTTCCGCCAATGTCATGATTGACAATGCAGAAGCGTTCTGTGGCTTGGATACCAATCTGATCATATTCCAGATACCGTTCGCTTGAGACTTTAAGGGTAATACCCCTACGGTCGCCAAGTGTAGATGACAAAGACATATCGCCGAGCCAAAGGGCAATCAGGCCATTAGCTACCGTCGAAGGCATCGCAGCACCCTCGATAATCGGGAAGCCCTGATACTTAGCAACAGGACCGTCGCCGACATTGCTTAAGGTGTTACCACCAGCAGCCATTGCGAGCCGGTCAAAAATTCCGGCCTTTGCTTCTGGCGAACAATACCACTTAGCATTTGCACGAGCATACATAGGCAGGGCAGCAATCATCTCTGTAATTTCTGTCTGGTCTATCTGTGCATAGGTTACGGCGGGTGTAGTCGCGGCGATATAAGAGCCAACGTGGTTACCGTCAACCATCTTTGTTCTCATACCAACCATGCCACCATACGTCGAGGTGCCATCGCCATCAATACCGCAACCATCCTCTTTAACAGCAAAAGCGTAAGCCATTTCCTGTGCAAGATCGTCAGCAATATTGATAATCGCATCTTCGCTCAAGTCGGTACTCATTCTGGTCAAAGCGCCGAGTTTCTTGGCGGTTAATTCAACCTGATTCCAACTCTTGTCCGATTCTGTGATAGCGTCAGTTTCGCCCACAAAGTAAGCGGTGACTCCACCAGTTCTACGAGGGATGAGTGAATGGTCTGAACTCATCGGGATAACCCTTGCGGCCTGACGGAACATTCCGTACTGCTCACGAAGGTCGATGATTGAGCGTTCCATAACTTCGGGAACAAGGAAGCCACCAGCGGTAGCAACACCCTCGGTCTGAACTCTCATCTCGATACCCTTGTCACGACACCACTGTCTCGATGCGGCATCGTTCATGACGGTAGCCATTAGCCACTTGCCTGATGTGTAGGCATTAGCCTCTGCCTGTTTGCCCTTGAACGCACGAAGCGAACCAAAGCGGAACATATCAGGCTTACCAACTTCAATCCTACTGCCGTTGGCGGTTTCGGGTGTAGACTTGCGATCTTTCGGGGCTGCGAGTCTGGATTCCATAGCCTCAAGTGTCTCTTGACGCTCGGCCTCTTTCTCAAGGCGTTTAGCCTCTTTAACATGGTGGTCAAACTGTACTGCTTCTTCCTCGGTCATGCCGCGTGCTTCCTGATCGCACTTGTCTTTAATCTCGCGGGCAGCCTCAGTCTCAGCGACAGTTCTGTCTCTAAGTTCTATTACTGTCATTTCGTTACTCCTTATTAGTTAGTAGATTAGCCCGCAAATGCAGGCAACGATAAAATCCGGAACATAGGCCCGGTACAATAGGTCAAACATCGGCTGACTTATTGCGGTCTGCGATGCGTTCCATCAGGCGATACTTTCTATCAATATCACGCTGGCGGGTTGCATCTATTGTTTTGGGTTCTTCTGGCACTTCAACAACTTCCTCTTCTGGCTCCTCAGCGCGTCCCTCTAATGGGGTATCAGTCTTGAACGCCTCAAGTGACCTGACGGCAACGGCTGTATCTGGATAGGCGGGAAAAACCACCGCGGCTACATCATAGAGTTCACCAACCTTTAAGATTGTCCTCTCAACTGTGCCGTCCTCGTTGTATTTCCAATCATCTTCGGATACGGTAAACGCAAAGCTACAAGAATCAAGGTCGCCCCTGCGTATTTCCTCGTAAGTATCGCGCCCAACAGATGTATCTGGCATATCAACCTCAAAGCCCAGACCAACAGAATTCGTCGAAAGCCTGAGCGTGCCGTTTGAAACCCTGCCAAGGATAAGGTCGTTGTTGTGGTTCTTGTTTGCTATCGTGTTAATGTCGTCGGCTTTGAGAGCCTCATCAAACGCCCTCTTGTGGATCTTCTCGCGGAACCCGCCTAAATCATGGCTCCATTTGCCAAACTTTGCGGCGTAACCGGCTATCATCTTCTTGCCGTCGTCGGTAGCCCTTGCCTCCATTTCGTTAAATGGAAGTATTCTGATTTCCTTATTAGTCTTAGACATAACGATCTCCAATTACAGCATCAGCCAGTATGTCAGCGTCAGCAAGTGTTAATGTTTTTCCACACTGGTTATTAATCAAGGTAGACAAATATAGCCGTGTGTCTAACTCGCTGCGCCCTCTCGTGCTTGCCCACGCATGTACTGCGTCAAACGTAACTTTCATTACATGATCCCTGAACCATTCGTGGGTGTTACCCTTCTGTTTAGGTATAACCCGACGCATTTGACCGACAATTAAAGCCTTATGTGCGGCTCGTGAGTCATCATCTGGCTCAGGTTCGGGTGGTGGTTCTGGTGCAGGGTCTTCAGTGCCAGCGGGTTTCATATTCAAGGGCTCAAGGTAAGTGTCGCCTTCCTCGCCAATGCTGTTCATGTTTTCCTTTTCGCGGATGTCATTTACCGACAAGAACCCTGCATTTCTACCGATATTATACGATTCGTATCGCGATTTAGTGTCGCCACGGAGTAAACCATCGACCAGAATCTCACAAAACAGAGTCTTTCGCTCTACCGGCGAGAATAGTTTATAGTTGCATTCCTGCTCCCATTTGCGGAACCAGTAGTACATTGTCTGGCTTACAAAATCTATATTCTGTTCTTCAATGTTTGAGAATGTCGCTCGGTCTAAACTGGCGATTTTATGCGGTGGGATGTTGAATATTCGTGCACAATCGTCAACATTATACTTCTGTGTCTCTAAAGCCTGCGCCTGTGCAGGGTCAACGCCTGTCTGTGTCCACTTCAAACCCTCCTCAAGCACCTGCGTGCGGTGTGCCTTGCTTAGTCCAGCGGCACCTGAGTTCCACGAATCCCTTAAACGCTCTGCGGCCTGTGGTGATAAGGTTTCTGGTGTTTCTAAGATTCCACCAGGATTAGCACCGTTCCCGAAGAATGCAGAACCATATCTCTTGACCGCCATGCCGTAGCCTATGGCCTCTTTTTGGTAATCAACTACGTTATAGCCAGAATAACCATCAAAGCCTAACCCCTTGATGTGTAATACATTATAATCTGGCAGTTGGAATGTCTCGCCGTGCGTGTCCCTTACCTCGTAGTAGGGTATGCCGCCGTCGCTGATTCTTCTGGACGTTCTATCTGGCAATAAGGGCCAAAGTGCAATAGGCTTACCAGCGCCGTTACGTTGAATCTCTGCGTATCCATTGCCATACGTTAAAACATGGGCCTGTCTGGTCTCGAAGAATGTCAAAGCGTCCATGTATTCATTAGGTCGGTTATGAATAAGTTGATAAACGCTGTTGTCAATAACTCGCTCTTTGCCACCATCAACCCGACGATATACAATAAACGGCAACGCCGCCAGTGTTCCGGATATAACCCTGACTGCCGACCAGAATGGCGTATATTTCAATGCTGATTGCTCAGATACATTAACGCCGCTAGACGACGCCTCACCCCCGCGTACCCAATCGACCAGCCATTGCGCAGGGTTGGTAGTTCCGCTTCTCGTTACGCGACCCAACCAACCGAATATTGTTTTTATCATATCGTAAGAACTCCACGCGTCTCGTAGACTGAAACAGTCTCAGGCGGCTGTGTTATCGCTTGACCTATCGCCATTATCGTAGCAACGATGCCGTCAATTTTCTCTGTTGATTTTCGTTTACTTGGTTTAAGATTTCCCGCCGCGTCAGATTCAACCGTCACATTCGACGCCATCCATTTCAGAACAGGGTTGTTATTATGTATTATCTGGTCAGCAAGCACCAACTTTTCAAGTTCCTTCGTTGGGGCACTCATCGAAACATACCCCTGACCAAATGAAATCAGCTTGTCTTCGTGAACCCCATCACCGATTATCTGCTGACGTAAAGCCTCAAAACCCCACCTGTCAAACGCAAGCCCTCTGACGTTATAAGTCTCAAAGGTATGCTCAACCTCTTTCCTGATGTACGAATAGTCCACCACGTTACCGGGTGTCATCGTGATATAACCATCCCTTGCCCATACTGTGTACTGTACCTTGTCCCGCTTCTCCCTCATGTGGGCGTTGTCTTTCGGTATCCAAAACTTAGGGACGACCACAAACTTATCATCAATCGGGAACACCGCAACCAGAGCAGTGATGTCGGTATTGCTTGACATATCAAGCCCGACAAAGCATTCCTTGCCAACCAAATCCTCCTCGGCGTAGGTATCTGTGCAGGCGTTCCACCTCTCCATGTTAAGCCATCGCACGTCCTGCTCAGTTTGGATATTTAGATGCAACCGTTTGAAGGTATTTTCAAAACTCGGTGAGTCCTGAGCCTTCTGGCACTTCGACCGGATGTAATCAATATCAATCGAAACCCCAAGATTAGGATTAGCCTTATACCATGTTTCCTCGGCAGTCCAATCGTCCTCTCTGCTGGCCTCATATATCACAGGTAGGAACGTATTGTCTGTGATCGAACCGTCCCTGACCTTGCAAGCGTAATCATACTTCTCGTTGCAGATGCTCTGCCGTGCGTAGTCTGCTGTAGTGATGTGCAGAACCAACGGCTGTAACCTGGAACCCGTTGAAGTCTCAAGCACGTCAACCAGTTCTCTATTGGGCTGGGCGTGCAGTTCGTCAACAACGACGAGATGCGTATTATAACCGTGTTTAGTCGACGCCTCTGCCGAGATAGGCTTGTAACTGTTGCCGGTCTCTAATCCGGTGTCAGGGTCTATCGCGGCGATAGCGTTCTGGTATATCTTGCATCTTGATCGTAACTCGTCGCTCGCTAATACAAAGCCTTTAGCCCATGCAAAGACTAACTTTGCTTGGTCACGGTCTGCGGCGGCTGAGTAGATTTCCGCCCCCGCCTCGTTATCACAGAGCAAACCATACAACGCAATGCCAGCAGCGAATGCAGTATTGTGCGTTGGAATAAAATTCCTGCCAGCCAGATATAAATGCGATGGCGAATTAACGCTTATGCACTTGACCGGCACAGACTCCACATGCTCAACAGCAATAATCTGTCTTGTATTAGTTCGCGTTGGTTTATCTGGTAGATGTTTAAGCCTATCCTTTTTGCGGATCAACCTAAAAACTGATCTACCCTGAAAAGCCCAAAACTGAATCCTGTATTTAAGGCCGCAATCTTTGCCGTTACAGGTCGCGGTTGCCGTCTTTAGTGTTGGCTTATATCCAAGCGTGCAGGCTAACTCCATAAATCCATCTCGCAGGCTGGTACTTGTAGTGGTAAACTCACACTGCCCCGCCTTTGACACATAGCCATCGGTATCCATCAATCCCTGGATCAATGCGAGCCGTTGCATAAAAGACCCGCGCATGTACGCTTGTGGTATATGCTTATTACAAAGCACACCCAAACTTCTAAGCCGAACCTTTAGCCCCAGTATCGTTACCGTGCAAGTGCTGTGTCTCCGCTTGTCATGGTACACACTACCAAGAGACTCGCCAGAAGCAACAGCCTCACCTATAACCTGCCGGTCATTCTCGTGATAAGTAATCCTGCCGTCCGCACTGTTGCCATCGCCCAGCCAAGCACCTAAAACATACGGGTCTATGGGTAAATCAAGAGAGCATAGTTTTAATGCACCCGCAACAGGAATATTATGATTCCTCTCTTTGTGGGTGCTTCTATTGCCAACCTCTAGCGTCTGGGCTATTTCCTCTGTGGTCTTTACACCCTTGCCGTTTTCAGGTTTTCGGGTTTCTGTGTACCACTGATGTTCAGCGTCTGCGATAATTTCCGAATTATCAGAGAACTTTACTCGGTAGCATTTTCTGCCGTACATTACATCGGTCACACCTATTACCTGACAGGGTGTTCCATCGTCGTCGAATACATAGTCACCCTCGGCAATCTCGCCCATCGTTGTCCATCCGTCAAGCGTGGCTATGGGCGTGTCTATCGCTAGGGCTTTTCCGTTCTTCCTCGGCACAAGCACAAACGCCTCACGGTATCGCCTTGAACCGTCCCCACGCTTCCATCCGAATAGATTGCCCAGAATAGCCTTCTGCCAATCCTCAAGCAGAAACGGCTGTCGTGCCTTTATGCCTTTGACGTGAATTAGTAACTCCTCAAAGAATCCACAAACCCTGTCAGCAGCGTCCTTGTCAAACCAAAACTCGTCAGAGGAGGAATCATAGCCGGGAATCAGCCCAAGTATATTATCCCACCTTGAAGAATCTGTCTTTGCTTGACTCATTTTTTGTTTCGCCTGTCGCCTGTACTTTTGATCTTGCGCTAGGAGACAGGCCGAACTCACCTGCCATCTTGCACAATAGTAATGCCGCACGGTTCACCGCCGCGCTACCCCTGTTCCAGTCCATCGAACCGAACTCAGCAGGGCTATTGTTAAACTGCTTTAGTACAAATTGATAATCAGCGTATGCCTGACAATACAACGCCAGACATGCAACGTCCCACTCAGTTAAACAACCATGAGACATCAGAAGCGGAGCCAACCTAGCCCACTCTTTCACGGCAACATCGCTAAGAAATGCTGGAGGTTCGGGCATTGCGCCCGGCGGTTTAGGTTCAGATTTATTGATGTCGCCACGCCAAGAACCGTGTAATTTTAGTCTGGCAGTGGGCGTTGGTTTTGGCCCGCGCTTACCGATGATATGCTCCTAACCGTTATCTAGCTGATAGCCCGGCAAATTGCCAGAGCCATACAAGTACGTCTTTTCCTCGTCCGTCTGGACAATAAAAAACGCGGCAGGGTCGTCAGCAGTTTCCGAGACCAACCCTGATTCCGCGTTCTGATGTTCAAAATGAGAATCCACAATCGCACCAACCCCCAAATACTACACCGTTGTTTATGCCAAGGTCAAAGCCATCTTGACGACCATGACCACAATGGGGACAGTGCTTGTCGAATGACGCCTCACAGATTTTAGCCGGTTCCCCCCATGTGATTTTCTGGCTGATATGGTCGGATGCTGACGGTATCTCAGCAAACCCCGTGTCTGCTACGCCTGTATCGTCTACCGTCCTCTGTGGTAATTTTCGCCTTACCTTTGCTGCCATTCTAGTCGCCTTAAAAAAGGGGAGTCCCCCTACTCTTAGGCGGCGTTAACCAATTGTTAACCAATTAACTAACAATCCACCCAAGTTTTTTAAGTTTTTTAATGGCATACTTGATGGCTTTGCAAATAGCCGCCTTAGAAACGCCCTCGCTTTCGGCTATCTCTGTGATACTCATAGGCGGGTTGCGGTAGTAACGCAGGTAGATCCTGCGACGTTGAATGTCGGTGAGGTGGTTTAGTAGTGGTTGCAATTCCTTCTGCATGTAATCTCCTTACTCGTGTGGCTCAAAGTAGTTAGGACCCATCTTGAATTTACGCCAAGCAGGGTCATCACTTGGCACCTCGGTAACGTCGCGAAACCACTTGCCGTCGGTCTGGAACTCCTGAACCTGCTCATTCTCCAGCCTAGATAGTACCTGCCGGGCTGGTTTCGCTAATATCTGAAAATGGTCTTGGTCAAACATGGCACTCCTTTTTTAGTCTATAACCTGTGTAAAAAACTCCAAGGG